TATGCAGTTGCCTTGAAGAATTTTAATCAAATATCCCCATCTTTTCTTAAACCATTTAATGGATCTTTAAGTTTTTCATTTTCTTTTTTTAATTTATTAACTTCAATACGCAGCTCGCCATTTAACTTTTGATGACCATCGTTAATAACTTTAAGATTATCATAGCTTTCCTGGAGTCGATCTATTTCCTTTTTTAAATCTGTAATCTTATTATTTTGATTTTTTATAAATTTTTCTTGTTCTATCTTTACTTCATTCTCGTATGTTTTATCTTCATCACTCATACACAATCGCTTTCTTCAAACTTATCTCCTAGATATTCTATTTTTTGTCTGTCATTAGATGGATGGTTAAAATCACAGCAACAACCAGCAGAAAGAGCATTTGGATATTTGTTTACATACTTCATCCATACTTTACAAAACTCATCCCACTCATTTGCTTTGACGTATTTAGGTGCAAGGGTCCAATACAATAACGAAAACAAAACTATAAAAATAATTAATTTCATATTTCTTTAACTTCCAACACCCAGGAACCAGGCATTGTTTCTATTGTTCCAACTTCGATTGTTCCATCTTCATCGTATGAATAGGAACCAAAGATTTGAACTTTAGATCTTGTTTCTGTGAGGAGATGACCCACCGAATGACACTCAGCGGGTTTAAGTTTCCTTGCTTTGTCGATGTGCATCCATTCAGAATGAGAAACCCAATCAAGAGTAGTAACTTTAACCAATGGATAATCATTTATTGTTCCAGTTAATTTTTTTTTCTTAGGCATAAAAGCTGGCTGGTTTTACAGCTCCCTTAGTTTTATTTTTAATTAGATCCATGTATTTGGGTCTTGGAATCCTGTCGCCAATACACCACCTGCAAACTGTGCTTTCTGGAGATGTTCCTGACAAACCTAAAAATTTTGCTAAATCTTTATGTGAAAAGCTTTTTTTTAATCTAAATTGTTCTAAAGTCATAACCCGCTTATAGGGATTATTGCTAATATGTCAAAAATAATACCTATATTAAATGTGAATAATACGGGATAAATTGCATATAAATTCAACCACTAATTACTTATAAAGTAATCATTTGACAAATCATACCTACTTGTATTATAACCTATTGACAATATGACAATTAAAACTAAAGCTAATAATAATATAGTCAACCTTAAAGGAAATAATATTGATGTTTCTATAGATCAGCATCACAAAAAAACTATGGCATTATTAAAAGAATTATTAAATCGTAAAGGCTGGAACCAAAGACAGTTAGCCAAAGAATTACATAAAGATACCACTACCATTAATCGCTGGGCAAAAAATAGCCGTGATATAAGATGGGATCAAGCTTTAGAAATTGCTGAAGTAATTAGTTGTCATCCAATAGAATTATACGAACCATCAAAAGATTTATTTATAACTAGGAAATGTGCTTGGAATGGTTATATGGTTGATGTTCCTAAAAATGAGCAAGAAAAAATTAACATACCTTTTGAATGGTATAATGATGAAGTGTTAGCAGCTATGATGGATTCTCCTGGTACTCCAATGGATGGAGAAGTTTGGCTATTTGATGTTCCTAAAAAAATAAAAAAAATTGATAAAAATTGTGTTGGTAAAGTTTGTTATATTGCTGCAAGTGAAACATTTAAAAAAAGAAATAATGAGAAATTAAAATTTTTTGCTAAAAAAAGTAATATAAAACCAATTTGGCATCCATTATGTGCCATGATTGCTCCAACAGGAAATGGTAAATTAAAAATTATTAATAGTCATACACAAGAATTAATAAATGATATGTGCGATAATCTAAGTTATGATGATTTTGAAGTAGCTGCTCCAATTAAAGCAAGATTTGATCCCGAAAGAGTATAATATTAGCACATTGGTTGTATAAATTCCTAAATATACCTATTTTGTATTGACAGTATTCCATATTTGTACATAAAAGAATCTATTGATTTGATTTTATGATTACAAAAGAAAAAGCTGTAGCAAAAGAAATTACTGATGATTTTTTAGACAACATTAAAGAGCTGCCTGCTTGGGTAGAGATCTACAAACTTAATCACTGGTCTCCTACTCAATTAAATTCGATGATATGTCTCTGGGCATATAAATATTTATACTTATCACAAGAAGAGAGAAGAGATCTTATTGGTAACGCAAAGATGTTTACAGGTACTTGTCTTGGAGAAATGCTTAAACTTACATTTGGAAATTTTGAATGGGTTTATAAAAAAGGAGATGGTTTAATTAAAAAAGAAATACCATCACAAAGAAAAATTTTTGAAAGAATATTAGAGCAAGGTACTGATAGTTGCGATGCTTTCAATTCTTATACTCCAGTAGATGAGGAAGATAAAAAAGTTTATGAGATCTCAAGAGCTGGTTTAGCAAAGTCATACCAAACATTAAAAGATGCAATGAAAGAAATTGCATTAACTGGAGAAACAGAATGCGAAAGATCTATTGCATTAAATTTAAAAAATGCGGTTCTGCCAGTAACAGGTAGAATTGATATAGAAAACGAAAATGCGTTTGTTGAATTTAAAACTAAACACAGAAAAAAGAATCGACCCAAGAAAGATGGAACCAGTACCTACTCACTGCCAAACATTAATAAAGGTTATATGGGTTGGTCCGATCATATCTTGCAAGTAGCTACATACTATTTTGCCTGTAATGAAAAAAAGAAACCACACTTACTCGTAATGAATGAGGAGAATTATAATATTTTTACTCCAGAAAATTGCGATGATTTAAAACCAGAAAACTTAAAACTTTATTTAAGTAAGATGGATAGAGTTGCTCAAGAAAGAGAATTAATTATGGAAAGGCATGCAGGTAAATCTACCTGGGTTGAAGATATTTCTCCAGACTTTACCCACTTCTTTTGGAAAAGCATGGGAGAACATTTGGATATAGCAAAAAAATTATGGGGTTTAAATTAATGAAAAAAAGAAAAAGTAAAGGAGTCGTATGGCATATCTATCATACAATACTGGCTATAGAGCTTGCGATAGTAGCTACTGTAGAAGTAATAGAATTGGTAATGAGTTTATGAAGAATCCAGAAGTATTAAATATGCAACAGATTCTTTTAGAAAAAAAATTCGCACGAAAGAAAAAAGCTAGTTTAAAGAATCTTTGTCTATTGCTAGTAATTTTCTGCTCCCTGTTAGTTTTAAAAGTATATGCGAATGATGTTGTCCAGGCGGATCAGAATAGTTTGCACACCGCAGCGGGTGCTGTTTCTTATTCAAACTGCCTGGATAGCGGAAAGTGTTTATGGGTAAAGTAGTAGATATAACTAACATACAAACAGATCTAGCAAAGCTTAGATCCAATGGTGGTATGTGGCAAATTAATGATGGTAAATTTGCAATCAAACATTTTGAAGTAGAAAAATTAGCAGCAAGATATGACATCCAAGTAGAACCATTTTTACAAAGTTGTAATTTAGAAAAAGGATGTGTTGTAGTTAAAGCTGTCGCTGAATTTAAAGGTAAAAAATATATTACGTTTGGAGAAGTCTCTCCTCTTAACAATGATTATATGTATCCAGTATCTATTGCTGAAAAGAGAGCTACTGATAGAGCAATCTTAAAAGCATTGGGGATTCATGGTCAAATTTATTCTAATGTAGAGCTAGCTAACTTACAAGATAACAACAATGAGAATGTAGGTTTAGATCTTAATATCAGCTCTATCATTTTAGAAAGAATTAAAAATATTGCATCACAAGCAAACTTGGATCAGCTCGCAAGTAAAAATAAAAAATATTTAACTGAGCTTAAAACAAAAGATTCTAAAAAGTTTGATAAAATCGTCAAAGCTTTTAAGGATAGAAAACAGCAATTAATAGGAGGATAATTTTATGGCTGACTTTCAAAAACCAAAGGATCCTAACTGGGTCTGTACCTTTTCAATGAAGAGGAATGCTGACAAAACGGCTGGAGATAATAAACCAGACTTAGTGTTAGTGGATAGCGACAAGATAAATCCAAAATCGGGAAAACCTTATAGAAAGAATTTTACTATAGATGGAACCTGGATGGAGGCATCTTGCTATATCCAAGAAAATAAAGATCTAAAAATTACTATCAAAAAGACAGGCACTACTAAACCTGGGTCTGATTCTAATGATGGATTTGCAGATCAATTTTAGAGTGGGAAATGTCTAAGAAATTTGGATTAACAAAAAAACAAAATGTAGTTTACTTGTTTATCAAGAAACAAATTTCTAAGAATAATATAGCGCCATCTTATGATGAAATTAAGTTGGCGCTTAATCTCAAATCTAAAAATAGTGTTCATGAATATATTAAACAATTAATAGCAAGAGGATGGATAAAAAATTTAAACGGCAAAGCAAGAAGTTTACAAATAATAAAATGACAATGAACCAAGATTTTAAACCAGTAATATATGATAGCTTGCAGGAGCAAGTCGATGGAGATCATTATAAAAATATGAAGATCCAACCTGCAGAATTTATTAACGAAAACGATTTGCCATTTGCAGAGGGAAACGCTATAAAATACATCTGCAGACATAAAAAAAAAGGCAAAATAAAAGACATCAATAAAGCCATTCACTACTTACAAATGATTAAAGAAAGAGATTATCCAAATGGGTAAAGTGTTTCAAAAATTCTGGTCTGGTTCCGTAAGCTTTACAGCTCATGAGAATTTTAAAGATCTGGATAGCGCAGTAGGAACTAACTCCCCTACTGATGCTGCTAAAATAATCATAGATGATAAAACAATCAGCTATGAATTCAATCGCATAAAGGAGGTAAAGACCGATGGCGATGTACCAAGAACTGGAGCAACAAATCCAGGAAAAGGAAAAAGAGAGAAAGTCTTTGAACACAAAAATTCTGAGACTAAAGAAAAAAAATGACGGAATATATCCGCCAGGTATTGCAGCTCTCTCTAAGGAGGCACATGGAAAACTTATTGATGTTATCCAGCTGCAAGACAAGCTAGTACAATTACAAGCATAAATACTAGCCTTTTATAATCATTCTAAATTGCTGCTTTCTGCAGAGGATACCCCTACGCTTTAATTAATTTGCTTAAATGTCAATTAATTACGATTATGGCATTGACATATTGACAATAATACCTATATTAAAGATGTATGGAAAACAAAAAAATTACTAACACTAACAAAGGAGCGCAAATGGTACTTAAAGGCAAAACAAATCAAAACGATTTAGATGGTTTATATAACAACAGATATTTAGTTAGAGCTGATGGCACTATCAGAAGCACTAATGATTGGTATGGTAAAGATACTAAAAATCACATCTACGCTCCAGATCTAAAAACTGCAAGAGCGAAAGCAAAAAAATTAAATCTAACAAAGGAGGCTGCGTAATGGCTCAAAAATTTCTTTTAGCTGGTCAATATAAAAAGCTTGTAGAAAACCACAAGGCTCAAGATGGTACTAAAACTTTTAAAGCAGTTGTTAAATTATTCAATCCAACAGGTACTGGTACTTGGTATCTATCAGAGTTAGATCCAGAAACTAATCAAGCATTTGGTTTGTGCTGTGTGCATGACAAAGAGTTAGGTTATGTTGATTTGAATGAGTTAAAAAACTTCAAAGGTAAATTTGGTTTGGGTATCGAGAGAGATAAATACTTCGTTACTCAAAGTTTAGACATCTTACAATTACAGGAGGGAGCGTAATGAATAAAGGTTATAAAGTTGGAGATAAAATAAAAAGAAAAGATGGATCTATAAGAGTTATTACTCTTTATGATTTACTAGCTGCGCTTGGTGCAGCAGATCTTGCAAATAAAGTTGATACTAAAAGTTGGAATAAATTTGATAAGTTTTTTCATGGGTTTTTAGTTGCTGCAAGATTAGTAAAAAACGCTGCTGGAAAAAAACTTTTAAAAGATCTTAATATTGAAGTTGGCAACGGCAAGTTAAACATGGATGCTATCTTAAACAATCACAAACAACTTAATAAGGAGGCTGCGTAATGGCTCAAAAATTTCTTTTAGCTGGTCAATATAAAAAGCTTGTAGAAAACCAC